CGATGAAGTCGAGGGCATCACCGGAGCGAAGACCACCACCGCCGGCGCGCGAGCTGCCGGCCCCATCCCGGCCCGCCTCCTTGCCCAGACCGCTTGGTCCCGCACCCGTCGAGCGGTAGCGGGCAATGAGCCCGTCAAGCTGCTTGATCTCTTCGGACAAGACCTTGCGCTTCTCGGCTTCGGCGAGCGCCAGGTACTTCTCGTCTTCGACCAGCAGCTCCAGCGCCTTCGTCTTGGCGATGGCAGGGTGGTAGCGGAAGAACAGCTCGAGGCCCTTGGCGCTGACGCCCTGGCCCACGATGAACGACCGCGGCTGGTACGCGGGGATTGCCGACGGGGGCAAGGGCATGGTCTACCTCCGGGGGGCGCCGTAAGCGCCGGCCATCTGCATCGCCATCTGCGCCTGGAACATGCGCGCCTGGGCATCTCGCATCTGCTGGCTGCCAGCCGCAGCGCCGACCATCTGGTTGTACCCGGCCTGCATCTGCTGGGCGCCGTAGATGGAGCCAGCGGTGGTGGCGGCCGCGCCGAAGAGGTCTCCAGCCAGCTGCCGGTTGGCCATCTTGCGGCCAGCCTCGGCGTCCGCCTGCCGCTGTTGGAGCTCGAGCAGCATCTGCTGGTTCTCGCGCAGCGCTGCAGCGTCCGCCTCGGCGAGCACCCTCTGCTGCTGCGCGAAGGACCTGGTCTGCGCGTCCTGCGAGGCGAGGTCCTGCATGAAGAGGTCGCGGCCCGAGATGGCGCTGTTGGCCTGGGCCTGCTGGAGCTGGCGGGCCTGGAGGTCAGCCATCTGCCCCGCGCGCTGGGCGGCGCCGGTCGACTCGATGGTGCGCCGCTGGGCCTCGCTCAACCCGAGCTCGCCTTCAGCCTCGCGCTGCTCGAGCCCGCGCAGCCTGCGCTTGTAGGCCTCAGGCATCTGCGCCTCAGCCTGCTTGCGTGCGGCGGCAGCCTGGGCCACCGCGCCACCAGCGGACGCCACACCCATCGCGATGGGAAGAGCCAGAAGGGGGAGGGCCACGGTTCACCTCTCAGAGGTAGTAGACCTCGAGCGCGATGCCCCAGTTGAGGATCGCGCTGCGGTCGATGGTGCTCAGGTGTGCGAGCCCGACAGCGAGCTTGTCGGTTGCGGTGAAGACCTTCACCCCGCTCATGTTGCCCCACCCGAGGATCGAGTAGGGCGTCGCAGGACCGCCCGGAGGGTTGTTGGCCTGCCACCCATCGTAACTCTGAACGACCTCCTGGGAGTACGGCTGGATGACCGACTTGATCCCAGTGCCAGAGAGCAGAGAGCTTGCGGAGTATTCCGTCACCCACATGTAGGCGTCGGCGCCGAGCGACCGATCTCCGTCGTCCGGACCGTTGGCGGACTCCATCCACCAGTGGAAGATGACCGTGGCCTGACGGCGCAGGTCCAGCGAGAACGTCGTCTGGGGCACCACCTCCCAGCTCTCAGTGTCGGTGTTTCCGTAGCGCTTGCCGGTGAGGAAGGCCGACCCGAACTGGCAGCGGACCAGCGCGCCGCCGTCCCACTGGCTCCCCTGGAACCCGGTCACCCCGTGCTGCACACCGGCGAAGGCGTCGATCACGGGCTGCTGGATGTGCCGCGTCTGGACCCACGCGGACGACAGGAGGTCGGCACCGACGACCCCCTCGTGCAAGTAGATCTTGAGCGCGTCGTCGTTGGCCTTGACCGCAGTCGCAGAGAGCTGGGTGTTGGCCGCGAATACGCTGGGTGGAGAGTAGGCCATGTCATGCCCTCCGCATCTGAACGGCGGACATGCGGCCGCCTCGACCGGTGAGGAAGTAGAGCGCGTCACCCTGCGTGTAGTCGTAGACCAAGAGGTTCTCGCGGTTGCCCGCCGGGTTGAGGAACGGGTGCAGCAGACCGGTGATGACGAGGCGCACCCCGAAGACGGTGATCGAGGTGTTCGTGGTGAAGCAGTACATTCCGTACGGCGCGTACCATCCGTGCGCATGCGTCGGCAGGGTCGCACTCACCCTCCCGTTCCGCGCGTCGCCGTCAGAGGTGACCTGGTAGGGCGAGATGACGGTGCCCGCAGACAGCTGCTCCAGCTCGAACCCGTCCTTGGTGGTGCCCTTCACGCCGAGCGCCGGGTCCATCTGGCCGCTGACCGCGACCCAGTTGGCGAGGGCGTTGCTCGTGATGTCCCACTGCAGGTAGGCGAGCCAGCAGTGGAAGCCGTCCGTGACGATGTGGCTCGGGCCAGCAGCTCGGTCCTGCAGCGTGTACTGGCCCATGGCTCCGACGTTCAAGTACGGCGTCGGTGGCGCCATTCCGATGAAGCTGACGACGCCCAGGTTCCACCACACCCGAAGCACATCCCCGGCGACAAGGGGCCAGCCGGCCGCGCCGAAGTTGAGGAAGGTGGGCGTGCCTGCCGCGTTGCCGACGCGGGTGACCGTGGGCGGAGACGCGGCCGACGAGGGGTAGTTGACCGCCGGCCCGGCGTGCAACATGGTCGCGTCGCCGAGCAGCGCGGTCGCGCTGTTCTTGATGATCGCGACGTTGTTGAGGTGCGGCAGGTCGAAGGCTTGGTCCCGCACGTTGTTCGCGTCAAGGGCGCCGGGCTGGACGTAGTCGTTGTAGGTGGCGTTGAGCGAGGTGGCGTCGATCACCTCGCCCGCGTCAACAGGTGCTCGGATGACCCGACTCATCGAAACCTTCCGATTGCAAACACGCGGTTCGCGAAGAGGTGGCACTGCATGAGCAGGGGCGTCGATCCGAACGCGGTGACCGGGTCATCCGGCCCGGCGGACCCAGGCTTGGCTTGAAGCGTCAGGGTGACGGGGCCGCTCGGCATCTGCTGCGCGCCCGAGATCATGAAGTGGTCCATCGCCTTGGCTGGACCGATGCGCTCAGCGACGATGGCTCCATTGTAGAGGATGCGCAGCCCGAGGAACTTCTCGTTGGGGGCGCCCGTCTGGCCGCCGCCCGCGTAGGTGGTGTTGTAGGTCTCGTTGAAGCCGGTCTGGATCGCGCAGTTGCCGTACCACTCGGTCAGCAGGTTGCCGCCCTTGAAGGGCTGGAGCGTGGTCTCGAAGCAGGTGAACCAGCCCGACCCGAAGTTGCGGTAGTTGATCGCCCGCCACTGCTCAGGCCGGGTGTCCGCCGCGGCCGCCCGGTATCGGGTCTGCTCACCATTCGCTCCGATAACTCCGGTGCTCCACGGGTTGAACAGGTAGCACTGGTGCAGGCAGGCAGCAGAGAGCTGCGTCTGCGCGAGCGCCCCGTCTGGGAGCTGCGAGCGGTCGAGACCGACGAGCTCTCCACGGAAGGCTTGGTGCTGCGCGTTGAACTGGCCCGCCTCGGTGGTCTGGCCGGTCTTGGCGTCGTGCTGGGTCCACTGCTTCAAGGCGCCCTCCCTGCGATGACGTTGGTCCCGCGGGCCGTGTAGCTCAGCTCGTAGCCGACCAGCACGAGGTCGTCCTTCGTGCGCAGCGTGAACCGGAACCAGCTGCACGACTCCTGCGCGATGGCGATCCGGACGGGCACGAGGCGCGCGTCCTGCCATTCGGCCGTGCCGATGATGGCCGTGCCGTAGACCGGCTGCTCGACCTGATCCGGTGGCTGGGCAACATACTGACGATCCTCTCCGTTCGGCTCGTACTCGAAGTCCTTGAAGTCTTGCAGGTAAAGCTCAACGGACCCGGTGGTCATGATCCACAGGGTGACGTACTGCACCTGCTTCTTGACCTGGGCGTCGCCGAAGTCGTGCCACGCGGACTCGTAGATCGAGGTGGGCGGATCGCTTGGCTTGTAGACGTCGCCGACGATGGTGCCCCCCAGCGCGCGGATGCCGGAGAGGACGAAGAGGCCGGCCGGGTTGCTCTGCCCTGCCGTGTTCCCCGTGTTGTGCCCGAAGACCAGCGTGCCGTTGTAGAGGCGGTCGATGCACCCGACCGGGAAGCCAGAGCGCACGGACCACCCCTCCTTCTCGAGGTGGTAGACCACGCCGAGGTTGGGGCGGTCGTCGCCGTTCGCCGGGAAGTAGCAGTGGTAGGCCTTCTCGGCCGGGCTGTACTTGGCCACCGCTCGGGCGGCGCACTCCTGGGTGAGCCTGCTGAGCGTCGACCCGAGCGGCGCGCCGACCTCTTCGAGCCGAACGGTCGAGCCACCGTCGAGGCCTCCGGAGATGCTGTAGATGCCGTCGAGCGCGAGGAAGAAGACGCCCTTGCCGGGCACGGAGTCAATGGTCTGCGGTGAGCGGCAGGCGATCTGCTCGGACAGCGACTGCACCGAGAAGTCCGGGTAGCTCCCGGTCACGATGTCGATGCCGTTCTCACGGAAGACCAGCAGGTTGTTGTAGTGGGCGAAGAGGCCTGTGACCGCCCCACCGTTGCTGGCCAGGGCGATGTAGTCGGCGGCGCCGAACTGGTCGATGAAGGTCGGCCGGCTGAAGTAGAGGCGGTTGCCCTCGTCCGCCCCGCCGTCCAGCCACAGGCAGCTCTTGAACACGGCGCAGCACCTCGCCCGGGGCGCCGGGAAGATGACGCTGTCGACCAGGGCCGGAGCTGCGACGCTGAAGCTGACCTCGCGCCGAGCACAGTGGTAGAGCTCCTCGACGTTGTTGCGGACGTCGGCGATGAAGTAGAGGTCGCGCTCACCGTTGAGGCTGCCGTAGATGCGCCGGGCCACAGTGCCGGGCGGCCCCAGCGGGATGCGGATCGACGGCGCGTAGCGGACGCTGTTGTCGCCCGCCTCGATGCGCCACGTCACCTCGACCGTGGTCGACCTGGGGCTCTCGCTCCCCGTGTCAGAGATGAAGCTCACGGCG